GAACATGGCTGGCACGGCTTATTCGGGCAGAAAACCTAAGGCAAAAACGGCGGCGAGCGGCAAAAAAACCGCATTAAGTGAAGGCTTGCCGACCTGCCCTGATTGGATGGACAAAGAAGCGGCGGCGCTTTTTGCGTATTTAACTGGCGAGCTATCGGCGCTGGGTTTATTAACGCGCTTAGACAGCCAAGCGCTGGCGCAATACTGCACCGCGATTAGCGACTATATCCGCTTTACGGGTCAAATTCGCCAGCTTAACGAACAGCAAGCGAACATGGGCGACATTCAATATCAAGGCGAGAGCTACCAGAACGTAAGCGTCTGGCACAGCTTACGCAATCAAGCGGAGAAACGCGCGGAGGCGCTCGCTAAGCAATTTGGTTTAACGCCCCTTGCGAGACGCGCCTTGCAAGACCTGATTAAGACCAATGACGAAGGCGACGCGATAGAGGCGAAATTTTTTAACTAAAAAACAAAGCCCCCGCCTGCGGCAAACAGGCGAGGGCTTAACGATTAACCCCTTGATACGAGCAAGGAATCGCAATAAAGGATAACCCTATTTTGTTAAAAATCAAAGACTGGATAGAGTTGCAGATGAATACAACGCCTTTCCTTAACGCTTGTCTTGGTTTAAGCGCTGTGATTGTAGCGGCCTGTTACGGTCTTAGCATGCTGGCGGCAGCCCTACCTTGGGAGCGCCTGCTGCCGTGACTATCCGCGCAAAATCCAAAGCGCCACAAGACCGCGTCACCGCCTACGCAAGCGCCGTATTAGCGGGGCAATTGCTGGCAGGTGCGCCGGTTAAAAACGCCTGCCAGCGGCATTTAGACGACCTAAAAGGCGGGCAATCGCGCGGTTTAACTTGGGACTACAAAGCCGCGCAGCGTGCAATGGACTTTTGCGAGCAGGTTTTATGCCTCAATGGCGACGAATACGAAGGCAAGCCCTTTTTATTAAATCCCTGGCAAGCCTTTATTCTAGGTAGCCTGTTTGGCTGGAAGAACCAAGACGGCAACCGGCGCTTCAAAGTCGCCTATATCGAAACCGCCAAAGGCAGCGGCAAAAGTCCCCTAGCGGCAGCTATCGGACTTTACGGGATGCTACTAGACGGCATGCCAAGGGCAGAAGTTTATGCAGCAGCGACCAAAAAAGACCAAGCCAAAATCCTGTTTAGGGATGCTGTGGCAATGGTTGAGCAATCGCCCTACCTAAGCAAGCGAATTAAAAAACACGGACGCGGCTTAAATTGTCACCAACTCTCGCATGAAGAAAGCGGCAGCCTGTTTAAAGCCATTAGCAGCGATGACGGACAGAGTGGCCCGCGCCCGCATGTAGTGCTTCTGGATGAAATCCACGAACACAAAACCGCGCACGTGATAGACATGATGCGAGCCGGTATCAAAAAAGACAAAAACGCGCTGATTGTCATGATTACCAACAGCGGACATGACCGCACAAGCGTTTGCTGGAGCTATCACGAATACGGCCAAAAAATCGCCAGCGGCATTGAGGAAGATGACAGCTTCTTTGCGTACGTGTGTGCCTTAGATGAAGGCGACGACCCGTTCAAAGATGAGACCTGCTGGGCAAAAGCCAATCCCTCGCTGCCCTATGGCCTGCCCACGCAGGACTATTTGCGCGGCCAAGTAAGAGAAGCCCGCGGCATGCCGTCCAAGCAAAGCGTCGTGAAGCGCCTTAACTTCTGCCAATGGGTAGACGCACTCAACCCGTGGATAAGCGGCGAGGTTTGGCTAGCTTGCGAGCAAGACTTTAGCTTAGAAGATATAGATGAAGGCGAGCTTTGCTTTGGCGGGCTAGACCTATCCAACACGCGCGACCTAACCGCCTTTGCCCTGTACTTTCCTAGCCTAGGCGTTGCGGCGGTTGAATTTTGGCGACCGAAAGACACACTTTACGAATACAAAGAAAAAGACCGCGTGCCCTATGACCTCTGGCTCGAACAAGGTTATATCCATGCTGAACCCGGCAGCATGATTGATTATGGCTATGTAGCCGCGCGAATTGGCCGCTTAAATCAGCGTTTTAACATCAAACATATTGCATACGACCCCTACAGCATTAAATTACTAACCCGAGAAGCCGAAGCGCAAAACCTCAAACTGAATTTAGTCCCCCACGGGCAAGGCTATTTTAAATCGGAAAAAAGCCACCTCTGGATGTCGCGCTCAATCGACCTACTAGAGCAAGCGCTTAAAGACGGTCAACTAAAAGTCGCCAAAAACCCTTGTCTTAGATGGAATGCCTCTTGCGCGACCGTCACTAACGACAGCCAAGAAAACCGCAAATTCGACAAATTAAAAGCCAATGGACGTATTGACGGCATTGTAGCTTTAGCGATGGCCGTTGGCGTATCGGAATACCAAAGCGACAGCGGCACTGACCTATCCGAGCATCTTTTAAAATACGGAGTAAGAACACTGTCATGGGGATAAGCAAAGGATTAAAACGCCTTTTTAGCAAAGGCTATATACAAGAAGCCTTAGCTTCTTCTGGCTGGCTTACGTTTTCAGGCCAAAACATAACCACACGTAGTGCCATGCAACAGGCGACCGTATTTAATTGCGTGCGCGTATTATCCGAAAGCGTCGGCATGCTGCCCTGCAAACTATACCAAAGCGACGGACGCAACCGCACACCGGCTTTAAAGCACCCGCTCTATAGTCTTTTAGAATGCGCCCCTAATGAATATATGACCGCGCAAGAGTTTTGGGAGCTACTAATGGTCTGCCTGTGCTTGCGCGGCAACTTCTACGCTTACAAGGTTAAAGCACTAGGGCAAATCAGCGAATTACTACCGGTTAGCCCTGACATTGTCACGCCGGTATTAAATGACGATTGGACAGTGACTTACAAAGTCAACTTTAAAAAAGGCGAACGCTTATTAACGCAAGATGAACTTTGGCACGTACGCCTACCCACACAAGACGGCCTTATCGGCCTAAACCCCATATCGCATGCGCGGCAGCTTTTAGGCTTAAACCAAGCGATGGAGCAACACGCGGCGACCTTATTTAAAAACGGTGCAATCGTATCCGGCGTACTAGAAACCGACAGCACATTAACGCAAGAAGCCTACGACATTTTAAAAAAGAGCTTTGAAGCACAGCACAGCGGCACAGAAAACGCCTTTGGCAACTTAATTTTAGAGGCTGGTTTAAAATGGAAACCGATCAGCCTTAACATGCAAGACACCCAATTTATTGAAGCGCGGCGGATGAATGAGGCGCAAATTTGCGGACTGTTTCGCGTACCACCGCATTTAGTCGCCAATCTTGAAAAAATGACGCTCAATAATATTGAACACATGAGCATGTCCTTTGTTCGATTTTCATTAGTGCCTTATTTGACGCGCATAGAAAAGCGTATTAAAGTTGGATTATTGGATAAAACCGAGCGCAACCAATACAGCGCTAAATTTAATACCGGCGCATTATTGCGCGGTGACAGCAAAGCAAGGTCTGAATTTTACATGCGCTTAATGCAAACCGGAGCGATTAGTCCTAATGAAATCCGCGAACTGGAAGAAATGAACCCGCGCGAAGGCGGCGATATTTATCTAACCCCATTAAATATGACTGCCGACACCGGCGACACCGGAAAAATGCTAAGCGAAGGTAACGACCATGCAGACAAAGAATAGATTAGACGTAGCGCTAGAACTAAAAAGCGTCCAAGATAGCGGTGAATTTGAAGGCTACGGCAGCGTTTTTAATATCAAAGATAGCGCAGGGGACATTGTTCAATCCGGCGCGTTTCAAAAAAGCCTTAATGAATGGCGGGCTAAAGGCAGCTATCCGGCGTTGTTATGGCAACACGATACGCGCGAACCTATCGGCGTTTATACCGAGATGAAAGAAGATGATCGCGGCCTTTATGTTAAAGGGCGCTTGCTGATTGAAGATGACCCGCTAGCCAGACGCGCCCATGCGCATTTAAAAGCAGGCAGCATTAGCGGCTTATCCATTGGTTATCTATTAAAAGATTTTGACCATGACCGCACAAAAGACGCTTGGCTTTTAAAAGAGATCGACCTATGGGAAGTGTCGCTAGTCACCTTCCCCGCCAATGACGAAGCGCGAATTGCCGAGGTCAAGCAAATACTGGCGAAGGGACAAAATCCCCCGCCGTCGAAAGTCGAACGCGCCCTGCGGGATGTAGGGTTTTCGAGCAAACAGGCTAAAGCCTTTATTGCAAGCGGCTACAAAGCCGCCTGCCCGCGAGATGCGGACAAAGGACTTGCGGCCATGAAAACCCTCATCCAACACATAGGTAACGCACAATGAGCACAGACATTAAAGACTTTGAACAAGTCGCACAGGAACTAGGCCAGCAGTTTGAAGCCTTCAAAAAGGCCAATGACAAAAAACTGGAAGCCGTCACGCAAGAAAAAGCCAAACTATCCGAGCAGGTCGATAGCCTTAATGAAAAACTAGGCGAGCTGGACACGCTCAAAAGCCAGCTACAAGAAGAACTGAAAGCGGTTAAACGTCCGAGCAATGAAAAGCAGGCCGATACTGCCTACAAAGAAGCCTTTGTACGATTTGTGCGCAAAGGCGAAGAAGGCGAAGCACTGCGCAGCAAAGCCGCGCAAGTCGGCGTGGACGCGGACGGCGGCTATGCCGTGCCCGAAGAACTCGACCGCAACATACTAGAGCTGCTTAAATCCGTATCGCCCATGCGCCAAGTGTGCAGCCAAATCACCGTAGGCACACCGCAATACAAGCGCAACGTCAATTTAGGCGGCGCAGGCGCAGGTTGGGTAGACGAAACCGAAGCACGGCCTGAAACCAGCACGCCAAAATTGACGCAAATCACGGCGGACGTGCACGAACTGTACGCTAATCCGCAAGCCACGCAGCAGAGCTTAGATGACGTTTACTTCAATGTGGAAAGCTGGATAAGCGAAGAAGTTACTCGCTCCTTCAATGCCTACGAAGGCAAGGCGTTTTTGAATGGCGACGGCATCAAAAAACCCAAAGGCTTATTGAGCGCACCGATGGCCGCAACGGCGGACACTACG